ATCCGTTAGCACCTTGAATGCCTTGACGACCTTGAGTACCTTGAATACCCTGGAATCCATTAGCGCCTTGAGTGCCTTGAATGCCTTGGAATCCATTAGCTCCTTGAATACCTTGTAGACCCTGAGTTCCTGTGGTACCTTGTGTTCCAGTTGTTCCCTGAGTGCCTGTGGTACCTTGAATGCCTTGGAATCCATTAGCACCTTGAAGTCCTTGAGTTCCTGTAGTTCCTTGTGTTCCTTGAACGCCTTGAGTGCCGGTTGTACCCTGTATCGTTGCTACTGTATTTGCTTTGTTAAACGCTGCGTTAATCCATGCATACGTATTTGCGCCGTTTAAAACAAGATTGCTTGTTTTAATATCAGCATTAAGAACAGCAAGAGTCATATTGTTAGACAAAGCACCAAGATGATTGTTTATTGGTTCTTGGTCATAACCTTGGAACAGATAATACATTTTATCTTGATGTTCACGATACAATCCTGTGTGAACATTTTGACCTGTTGCATTTACATAATTACCAATAAAACCAATATCTACGATATCAGAGGCATAGTTATTACCAGCAAGATAGATGAGAGGATCGCTAACTCTTAAGTTTTCTGCGTTAACAACTGTTGTATTGCCACTTACAGTTAAGTTGCCTGCAATGGCTAAACTGCCTGTTATTGTACCGCCTGTTAGTGAAAGCTTTGACGCAATATTGCTTATAACGTCTACACCACCAACTGACAATACATTTGTCGAAGGATTGAATGTGAGTCCAACAGATGTTTGTGCTGTTTGATTAGATCCTGCATCTGTGACGAATACAGGGAATACAGTATCATTAACTGTTACGTTAGTTGCGTTGATTGTTGTTGACGGACCTATTGGTCCTTGAATACCTTGTAGACCCTGAGTTCCTGTGGTACCTTGTGTTCCGGTTGTTCCCTGAGTTCCTGTCGTACCCTGAATACCCTGGAATCCATTAGCACCTTGAATACCCTGATTACCAGTAGTGCCTTGAATGCCTTGACGACCTTGAGTGCCCTGAAGACCCTGGAATCCGTTGGCGCCTTGAGTGCCTGTGGTACCTTGAAGACCCTGGAATCCATTTGCACCTTGAACGCCTTGAGTGCCTGTGATACCTTGAAGTCCCTGGAATCCATTTGCACCTTGAATGCCTTGACGACCTTGAGTGCCTTGAATGCCTTGAGTGCCAGTGGTACCTTGAAGACCCTGAAATCCATTTGCGCCTTGAAGTCCTGTGGTACCTTGAATACCTTGGAATCCATTTGCACCTTGAATGCCTTGAAGACCTTGGAATCCATTAGCGCCTTGAGTGCCTTGAAGACCCTGGAATCCATTTGCACCTTGAATGCCTTGACGACCTTGAGTGCCTTGAAGTCCCTGAAATCCGTTAGCGCCTTGAAGTCCTGTGGTACCTTGAATGCCTTGAAATCCATTAGCGCCTTGAGTGCCTTGAGTGCCAGTGGTACCTTGAAATCCATTAGCGCCTTGAGTGCCTTGAGTGCCAGTGGTACCTTGAAATCCATTAGCACCTTGAATGCCTTGAAGACCTGTTGTACCCTGGAATCCGTTAGCACCTTGAATGCCTTGAATACCTTGAAGACCTAATGTGCCTTGAAGTCCTTGAAAACCATTTGCGCCTTGTGTACCTTGAATGCCTTGGAATCCATTAGCACCTTGAATGCCTTGACGACCTTGTGTACCATTAGCGCCCTGAACACCTTGAAGACCTGTTGTACCTTGAAGACCTTGAGTGCCAGTTGTTCCTTGAAGTCCAGTTGTGCCTTGAGTACCAGTTGTTCCTTGAAGTCCAGTTGTGCCTTGAGTACCTGTAGTTCCTTGAGTACCCGCTGCGGCTGCTAGAAGATCAGTACCGACTCCGGCCAAGGCTGACGCCAAATTGATATACACACCACGGGCGGTACCGCCTTGTTCAAAGATACGGATTTTATCTCTATAAGCATCAATGGTTATGCCACCGCTCAAAGTTCCATTTGGTGGTTTTTCTAGAAGTATCTCACCACCTTCATCACCGCCTACCGCGCTGACTATAAATTTACCACCGCCACTTACTGTTGTATCGCCATAAAATATTGGGTTATCTTTTAGACCAATGGTAACTTTATCATTAACAGCATCACCAACAATGCTTATATTATTACCTGGTGTAATTGTTAGGATATCTCCCACAGTGTCAGCAACAAGTAGAGTTCCATTGGCACTAACTGTACCAAAATCAAAGCTTTGAGTTGGAATAATCTCTACAATAGAACTGGTGGTGTTTTTATAATACAGTTTGCCGTCGGCAAAGTTAATTGCTAACTCGCCGTTGGCCAAATCTGCTGGTTTAGCACTGGGTGTGCTTGATTTTTTAAGCTGGATTATTGTATTTGGCATTAGAAATCGTCATCTGGCTCTTTCGTTTTTGTCTTAGTATTTAGTTGAACCTTTACCGTAGATGACTCCTTGACATTCTTTGCCACTTCAGCTTTTGAAACAGGAACGGGTGGAGGAGCTGTCAATATTTCTATGTTTTTAGTTAGTTCCGAAATTAACTTATTCTTATCAACTAAGACAGAAGTTAGATTATCAATTTTTTCATTGTTTGATGATATTTGAGTATCTTTGGTAACTAGATCAGCATTTAAAGATGCGATTTTATCATCTCTATTTTTAATCTCTTGCTTCATATCTGCCAATTGTTTTAACAATGTGTCCATATGAGAAACTTTGGAACTGATAGCACTGTGAGATTCTTCAGCTATCTTAAGTTTATCTTGACAAGAAAGTAAAGCTGCTTTCATTGTTTCGGCATCATCTTGATTAGTAGAAAAATTATTATTAATGTTTTCAATTTCACCAGTCAACCTTGCAACTGTAGAATCTTTTTCATCAACTAACTTTGCAATTGTTGCGTCTCTTTCAATCAACAAATCGTTAGCTATTTTTAGTTGTGTCTTAAGTTGAAGACTACTCCCCACATATTCGTGGAGAGTAGCTATTGTTGTATCGATATAGGTATTAATAAACTTATTTGGATCACTCATTATGTAATACTCGCTTTGTTAATTGTTTAGAATGTGCCTCCGTCAAGCATACCAAAGAGTGGTGTGCCTTGATTATTTACCTGAAGAACATTACCTTCTGTACCTGCTGCGGTAACTCTGATTGGGTTTGTTAGATTACCGAATAGAATACCATTGTTTGCAAAAGTACTTGCTCCAGTACCACCGTATGGTACAGTAATTGCAGTGCCATTCCAAACACCTGTAGTGATCGTACCTACACCTGTGATTCCTGTATAAGAACCAGAAATACGAGCGGAAGGAACGGTACCTGTTGATAGATAAGAAGCGTTAGATGCATTGGTGTTTGCGGCAGCGCCTACAAGATCAGCATAAGCATTAGCTCCTGCGCCAACTGCTGTGTTGGCACCTGCTATAACACTTAGAAGATAGTTATTAGCACCTGTACCAACTGCTGTATTAGCACCTGCAATTACTGCTAAGAGATAGTTGTTAGCTCCTGCACCAACTGCTGTATTAGCGCCTGCTATTGTCGCAGAAGCGAAGGCATTTGCCCCTGCACCTACTGCTGTATTAGCTCCAGCTATTGTCGCAGCAGAGAAAGCGTTAGCACCAGCACCAACTGCTGTATTAGCTCCAGCTATTACTGCTAAGAGATAATTATTGGAAGCAGTACCAATAGAAGCAGCATAGGCATTTGCGCCTGCACCGACTGCTGAGTTTGCACCTGCAATAGTAGCAGCAGCAAAAGCATTTGCAGATGTTCCTACTCCTGCTATTGTGAGAATAGCATTAGCACCACCAAGAATCAAGTTGCTTGTTCTGATTGTAGCATTAAGAACAGCTAAACTGAAACCGTTTGCTGATGTGTCGATATGATTTGGATTTGGTTCTTGATTGTAGCCATCAAAAACGTAGTATTCTTTAATCGTCGCATCACGGAAAATACCAGTGTGTAGATTTGCTGAACCTGTGTTATAGTTACCTACAAAACCGATATCAACAATATCGGAAGTATAGTTGTTACCAGCAAGATAAATTAGAGGATCAGAAACTCTTAGTGTTTCGGTATCAATTGTATAAGCATTGCCTGATACCGTCAAACTACCAGTAATTGCAAGATTGCCTGTTATAGTTTGACTAGCAGCTACACGCTTAATAAATGTTCCATCTGCGTAGGTATTAGCACCTGCACCACCACTATTAACGATGCTTAAAGCATAAGCATTTGCACCAGCTCCAACAGCGGTATTAGCTCCAGCTATTGTAGCAGCAGAGAAAGCGTTAGCACCAGCACCAACTGCTGTATTTGCTCCTGCAATAGTTGCAGCAGAGAAAGCATTAGCGCCAGCTCCAACTGCTGTATTAGCACCTGCTATTGTAGCAGAAGCAAAAGCATTGGCGCCAGCACCAACTGCTGTATTAGCACCTGCAATGACTGCTAGAAGATAGTTATTCGAACCGGTTCCAACAGCAGTTGCATAGGCATTGGCGCCTATACCGGTATTATAAGCAAGTAAGTTTGCAGAATTTGCTTTATCAAATGCTTGTGAAGCTATAATATTAGCAGCATTAGCTTTATCAAATGCGGCAGCAGTTGCTCCTGAACCTTCAAAAGCTAAATTTGCTTTTTCAAAAGCGGCTACAGCCCTAACATTTGCTATGTTTGCTGTATCGTATGCTTGAGTCGATACATTAATATAATAACGACCGCCAATTTCGATTACTTGAGATCCATCGGAAGAACCGATGAATAACTTGTCGGAAAGATATGAATAGGCTGGTTCTGCCGCGGATAGCGAACCAGCCGTTGGTGCGGTTGTTACCGTACTTCTTTTAATTTGAATGACTGTATTCGCCATTTAGAATGTTCCTCCGTTTATGTTTGGTAAAATTTTAATCACATATTTTTGCAATGTTTCATCATAAACTAGTGTTTCGTTGTTATCTGGATCAGTAGCATCAACATCAGTTAAGTTTGCAAGTTGACCTACTGGAGGAACAACTCCGACTGTCCTAATTGATGTCCTCTGTTGATTATTTATGGAAACTCGGTTTGGACTGACTGAATTTACCGTTACTTTTACGGCCATTGGTTTATTCCTATCTTGTTACTTGTGGCGTTACTGTTATTATACCCTCAAGCACTCGACTGACAAAACCATTGCTATCCACGGTTTCCAAGTCAAATAGATATCTTCCAGCTTTTATACTGGATGTGTTTGCCGAATCCAGCGACATTGTAATCTCGCCATTGCTGGAATCTGTTATAGTACATACAATATTGGCACTTGCGTTTATCGAATAGTACGATCTACGCATTTGACTACGAACATTATAATTCAAAAGAGAAATAGTGGAATTTGTAACGTCATCAGTTAGATTGATGACATTTCTAAAATTAGCTCCCTGATCCATATAAAGTTCTACGTAAGCTGCCATAAATTTTTACCTTTTTCTTTTATTTATATAATCCGGCTTGCAACATATATAGTTGTAACTACATTACTTGGAGACTATATTATGACCGAAGAAACCGAAATCAAGACACCAGCCGACTATTTCAAAGAAAAAAAGTATGCGATTTTGGATTCTGCCGTTCCGGTGGATATCTGTCAAAATCTATCGGATTATATCCTAAAACTGGTAGAAGACAATAAAACAGTAAAAGATGTACAATGCCCCTTGTCCGAATCAGTCTATGGCGATCCTATGTTAGATATTCTTTTAGAGGATGTTCGCCCTACTATAGAAAAAGCAACCGGTTTAAACCTTATTCCAACATACTCATATGCCAGAAAATATCTACCTGGCAATGAACTAAAACCACATCTCGATAGAGAAGCCTGTGAAATCAGTGCAACAATCACACTTGGATACGAAGGGGATTTGTGGCCAATCCACGTTTCGACAGATGATAAAGTAGAAAATGATATTGGTGAGATCCTTATTGATGTAGGAAGTATGGTAGTTTACAGAGGCACGGAAATTAATCACTGGAGAGAACCGTATACTCAGGGAAAATGGCAGTGTCAAGTATTTCTTCACTATGTTGATGCCGATGGTCCACACAAAGACCTTAAGTATGACGGTAGAGAATCTTTAGGTGCTAAAAGAATAGTAGAATCCAATGATGATCAGCAATGTGATTCCGTTTGGATTTTCGGTTATGTTCCACAGAACAAATGTCTATACATGACCAAAGAAGGTGTGTTATCAGCACCTTTGATCGATTCTATTATTTTACACGGCAGTAAGAATACCGAGTTGGCTAAAATTGGTGGTTTGACTTTCAATAATGATGGTGTTGTTGATACGAAGATTCGAAATGTCTCGCATTCATGGTTACCATTTGATAAGTTCGGTTGGCTTTATTCATTATTAGAAGAAGAAATCAAAAATATGAATTGGTTAAACTTCAAATATGTTTTGAATCAAATGGAAAAAATTGACTATCTAGAATATTATGCTGGCGAAGAAGCTGGTAAGTACGATGCTCACATTGATGGTGGTATAAATTCAAATAGAAAGTTATCATTCTCAGTTCTACTATCAGACCCAAGTGAGTATGATGGAGGTGATTTAATCATATACGAAGGTAAAAATCCAATGATTGTTCCTAAACGCCAAGGAATGATTACATTTTTTCCATCAAATGTTTTGCACGAAGTTACTCCAGTAACAAGAGGCGTTAGACGGTCTATCGTCTCTTGGATACATGGACCAGTTTTCTGTTAAACAGTTAGATAGTCAGAAATTGTCGTTGCAACAAAAGTATCATAAATTACTTTTGCTTCTTGATCAGTACTAGCGTCTTTTATCATCTTTTTGGTAGAAAGTCTAGCCGCTCTTAGACTTGCGCCAAAATCATGCCAAATTATGCGAGTACTGATAATAAGATCAGCAGCTTCTCTAATAGTTTGTACTTCTCGGCCTAAAGATTCTGAATATGTGATGCCTATATCTGCGGCAACGTAAGGATAATCTGCATTAACAATTACATCATTAGGATCTAACTTTGAGATATCTGAAGCTTCACCATAAGCCTGTTCATATTCAGCGTATTGTCCTGCAAACTTAGTTGCAACTTCTGCTCTAAGAACTTCTGCGTGTTCGTCTACGGCAATCTGCATATTCTCTTTTGCAGCTGGTATAAAAGTATAACTCCAGGTTTCTGTCGGCAAACCATTAATTAAAGCATATGACGGAATATTTGCTCTTTCGAATCTATCATCAAATTCTCTATAATTTATTTGCTCGACTTCATATATTCCTACAGCTTCATTCTCTTCTTTTGTATGAGCCGTAATTTCCCACATTGTTTGATTTGTGAGAGTTATGAAATACGGCATGGGACCAGGTCCCCAAAGAGTTTCATCATTAACTACATATGCGTATCTTGTTATCATTTTTATCCTCTAATTTTTAACCTGCTGTTGGACCTAAAATTGTTCCAGTTGTTGGAACGGTTACCACAGACCATCCTTGTACTGAAATACCTGCCGCGCCGCCCGCGCGGGCGGCAGGGGCGTTGCCTATCCCGCCATTGTTGCCAGCGGTACCCCAATTTCCGCCAGTGCCGCCTGCGCCTGCAGTGCCAGCACCCGGCCCGCCAGTGCCGCCTGCGGTAATTGTGCCGACTTGACCTGCGCCGCCGGGATTCGCATTGGGACCATCTGCGGGTCCAGGTCCTCCGCCGGCAGAATTTGTTCTACCAGTTCGACCACCGCCTCCGCCGCCGCCGCCATTGTTAAATGGTAGTGGACTAAATGGCGGAGGAAGAGGAGTAACACCTGTCGTGCCGTCGCCACCACCGCCGCCTCCTCCGCCGCCACCGATGGTACCACTATTAACTAAAGTCATGGCACGCTGCGCTCTTAATGCCGGACCTCCGGCATTACCAGGTTGTGCATTATTAAAATCGTCCTCGCCGCCATTACCGCCGGCACCACCCATACCTAAAATAAATCCATTATTGTAAACGACAATAGTAGATGGTCCTGGCCAAGGACCACCAGTATCCATTCCATATGCTCCTGTTGATGAAGATGAAACGTAAATTCCTCCGTTAACCACAACGTCAGCAGATCCTTTTGATGTTGTAGTCCAGCCGGTATTAACTAATGCTGTTCTAATATCATAAGTGGTATTATAATCTGCGGCAATAGTAAATCTTTGATAAGCATTACCGCGAAGAGAAGAAAGAGAAAGTGTCCCATTTACCGCAGTATCAGTAAGTCTGGATCTAAACGTGCCGTCATTTAATGGAAAACTACTGTAAGCACCCGGATTACCAAGACCGGTGTGCATTTCACTTCTTAACTGCGAAAAAGATATCGCTGCTGTACCTGTTGGTATTGGCATTTTTTTACTCGTTAACTCTTGATTCTAACATTTCAACTTTTGCTGTTAGTTCTTTGATAGCTTCGATTAGTAGCGGAACAATCTTCTCATATTTAACAGTCTTATAGTTTTCACCAGATTTTGATGTTCCATCATCTGCAACGTCAAATGGTGCTGGAACTACTACTTCAGGAAGAACTGCTTCAACTTCTTGAGCAAGAACACCAGCAAGTCTACTTTCGTCTGTGTATCCAAATGATTTAGCCAAATCATTGTGTTTATATGTTATGCCAGTGATTAACTGCACTTTAGATAGAGCATCGGTAATTGTTTGAATATCACCTTTCAATCTAGCATCGGAACTAAATGCTGTAATATCACCAGTCGCGGTTATATCGCCTGATACACCAAGTGATGATAGCCCTGAGATAGAACCGCCAGAGATAGACACAGCACCTGATCCTTGTGTCGCAATTGTTCCAAGACCAAGATTAGTTCTTGCTGTTGAAGCATCGGAAGCTCCAGTACCACCATCTGCAACTGCAAGATCAGTAATACCTGAAATACTACCGCCTGTAATAGTCACTGCGCCTGATCCTTGTGTCGCAATTGTTCCAAGACCAAGAGATGTTCTAGCTGCGGATGCATTTTCTAGAGTCCAACTTGTACCATTACCAACAATAAAATTATCCGCAGTTGGAGCAAGTGCTGCAATTTCAGCAAGTCTTGCGCTATACGCTTGTACGTTTGTACCAATTGCAAGACCGAGATTAGTTCTTGCTGTTGAAGCATCGGAAGCTCCGGTGCCACCATCTGCTACGGCTATATCTGTTCCATTCCAAACACCGGTGGTAATTGTGCCCACACCCGTGATTCGTGCAGATGGAACTGTACCTGATGTTAAGTTTGTGGCATCTCTTGCAGCAGTATTGGCACCATTCAATGTAGCTTTAGTGAAGTTATTAGCACCATCTCCAACAGCAGTATTGGCACCGGCTAGTGTATCTTTAGTGAAGTTGTTAGCACCTGTACCAACTGCTGTATTAGCACCTGCAATTACTGCTAAGAGATAGTTATTAGCACCAGCACCTACTGCGGTATTAGCGCCTGCTATTGTAGCAGAAGCAAAGGCATTAGCTGTCACGCCAATATTATTAGCGTATGCATAAGTTGGCAAATTAGTTTCATAGTAATTACTTTGAGTGACTAGCTGATTTGTTCTAGTACGCCACACATCAAATGTGTCTGTTAATGCTACGGTTGTTATTGTCATTTGTCTATTCTACCAACTTTTTTAATAGTGATTTGATTTCTTCCAGATCGCTCTCAAGCTTATCAATCTTAGATACTTTTTGTTCTAATGTATTTATCTGTTCCTCGGTTCTTCTCTTAATTTCGCGCCTCTTCTTATATTTTTGAAGAGCTTCGGTATCCCTATTTACAAGGATACCTTCTGCTACTTTATATACACCAGGAATCTCAGTTTTCTTCATAGTTTTAAATCTGCAATGCTATTGTTCTTAGATCGGCAACTCTTGGCACAACTGCGCTATTATCGGCAAGAAGACCAACTTTGATCTGGAACGACTTAAAGGTACTGAATGTTGCATCGCCAACTTTATATTTAAATATGCCTTCAGCATCAAGTCCGCCCGTACTAAGAGTTTGTGCTGGCAGAAGGAACTTGTATTCTTTAAAGTCATTCTCATTTGCAATCGAAGAATATGTTACATCACCACCATAACTCTTTTCCATTTCAATCCATGTTTTCTGAGACATAGGATCGGAATCTTGACCATTCAAAAGTTTTATCCAGACTTTTACATCTGTGCCTGGTGGACGATAAGCTGTTAAGAACACGTTCATGTCCTCAGCATCTTGATAATCTGCTAATGTTACAATCTTTGAGATGTACTTATTGAATAGTTGTCCACCTTGTGTCGATGCTTCATCGACAGTACTTGAGTTTACTAGATTATCAACAATGATTGATTGTGACCTTTTAAGATCAAACACTGGAGATAGATAGTTTGTAGATGTTGACATTGTTGATCTAATCTTATTGGAATAGTTTGAAGACAACAATGCTATTTCGTTAGAGCGAGAGAATACAGCCTTTTCTTCATCAAATGTGTAGTTTTCACTAGCATCAAATGTGAAGTATGCATCTGCTGTATATGGACTGGAATTAGAGTATGTTTGCATTTCATATGAAATACCAGTTTCAACAAAGTTGATAACTGCTGGTTCAAAATCTATAACAGAATATCTCAAGTTACCAACGGAAGCAATATTTGCTGAACCTTCATCTGAGATATCAAATATCGTTTCTCCCGCAGAGAACTTACCATTTGAACTTGTTAGGATCATTTGAATTGATGTTGGAGAATTCTTGTAATATTCAAGGAATCCAACACCTCGAGTGATACTTGAAACGTTACTTACAGGCTGAGCTTCCGAATCTGCCTTGACTACACCATTTGCTCCATACTTAATCGTTACACCTTCACTAGATGTAAATCTAATATTTGATGTTTTATAAGTTCCACTAGAAATACTGATAACTTTAGCATTGATTCCAGATGATTTACCGATGATAAAGTCGCCAGTATTAGCTTGAACTCCATTTAGAGTGATTCTATCACCTGTTACAAACGGTTCACCGAATCCTTCAAGACTACCAACAATATTATCTAGATACAGCTTTTCTTTTGGTTGATTTCCAATCTCAAATGTTCCTGTTCCTACATGGAATGATGCACGATACCACTTACATGTTAGATCAACATCTTCCTGTAGTACCCAGATTGTATCATTATTTGTTGTGAATGTTGCGCCATTGTAGGCACGGCTTGTCACTGGTTGTTTTGTATTTATATCTGTCTGACCAATTCTTGAGATCCAGAAGTAATAGTTTGGATTCGCTGCTTCTGGATGGATAATAAATGCATATGACTTATTAGCATACAAGAAGATCGGAGCTTCAAACGCAACATTTAATGCATCGTTTTTACCATCAAGAGAAATTGGAATTTCATTGTTTTTAAACCATACAGCAGAGAAAGGAACAGCATTACCTGTGATTCCACCACCACTATCAAGTTCTCTCACTTCACACCACATACCAAGAGTAGGATGCTTTTCAGCACAGAATATATCAACGGAAGTTAAGAAAATGCCTTCTTCACCGCTAGGAACTTTAATAGGCATTACATATGCAAGACACGATTTGTTGTTTACTGGCAAAAAGTTGGAAGGTAGATTAAAATTAAAATTTCTTTTTTTCTTAGGCGGAGTTAAAGGTGGCAATGTTTCAAATGTTCCACTAGTATTTGTTTCAAATAGTGGAACATTTCTTACATCAACCTGTCTTGTTGAAAGAACAGTATCTTGTTTTGTTTGAATAGTACCTTGTGCAAAGAAAGCCTTTTCAGCAAAAGATGTTTCTTCTTCAGTATTTGTCAAACTGTCTGTAATTCTAACAAGTTTTGAACCTACAGTAAATCTTAAATTATCTGTATTTGGTAAACTCAATCTAAACCACAACTCACCTTTATCATCAGCTAGAATATCATCGCCAATATTGTATGTCCAGCTTGTAATATTTCCAGCATTTAGAAATTCAGCATATGTGACAGGTCTTACATAAGAAGACATATCAATACTATCAAAGAATATCTTATATTTTGCGTAAGGTTTAATACCAGTAACCGATCCGACAAGAGTTTGTGGTCGAATGTATGGCACAATATCGGTATTTACAACTTTGCTACCTGTTGAAACACTATCAGCATCGGAATAAGTATATGCTTCCGAACCTGTTCTTTCATTTATAGTAGTTGTTTCAATAGTAGCTCCTAAGCTCGTTGTTCTAATATTTTGAGCGGCTGCCTGAGCGTCAGTAAGATTTGTGTATGTTCCAACTAAAGTCTTTGCGACACCTTCTCCTTGATAAACTGTATATCCGCTGACATAAGTTTTCCAAGCATTCCAAGTGGTTGTGACACCACCTACCTGTTGAGCATCGCCTAGTCCATCCAAGTTAGCGTCTTGAATATCAATAACATTTGGTGGTAGAGTAACAGTATCGATCCAAATATCACTATCTGGAACAAGAGTCATATTACCGATAAAGCGATATGTTGATCTTTCTGTGTTGAGTGTTGCAGTAACAGAAGATATGTTTGCATACTCGACTTCATCATAATCAAGAGTGATCAGATCGCCTGATCTTTTTATGTGCTCATCTCCAGATAGATAATCATAATTGATAGACTGCATAGAATATAAAGAACGAATGCTATTTTCAGCAGGATCAACAACAATACGATAGTCTGGATTTTTTGTATCGCCGAGTGAGTGATCGCGGAAAGTATCAACAAAGATACCATTCTTGAATCTATCAAGACCATCTTCGTCTTGGATTAACATATCGGCCGCATTTTTTTCTAATAGACTAAGCGATGCATAGTACTCAAGATTTGCAATTCTGTTTTTCATTACGCCAAGATCACGCATTGTTTGACGAACAGAAGCTAATCTTCTGCTTGAAGAAGCAATATCTTGTCTACCAATAAGTTTAGCATAATAAGGCGAGATAGATGGAAATGGAGCAATAGTCAATTCAGCTATAGCCAATTCATCTTCTGGTATTTGAGGTGTAATAGGGAGAGAAGCTGGTTGCCCTTGTGTGATAGAGAATATCTTATTCTTGCTCACATGGACAATGTCTTTTCTTGCAACATAGTACGAGTAATCGAAGTTAATTTCGGAAGATGGTGAAGCTAATGCAAGTGTACTATCGGTAAAATTAAATGTGTTTGATCTTGGCGGATCTATTGTTACAGTAGCACTTGAAGAATCTGTCACATCGTTTGCTGTGAGTGTTTTTACAGGTCTAAAATCAATATGATTTCTTAAGTCATATCTTTTACCAGACGATGGTGATGTGTAGATAGGAATTTCTGCTGTGCTTATTGTTGTTGCTGATGATGTACGATCATTAGCTGGATATGAATCAACAGTAAAGAATCCTTTACCTACCGAGAAGTCAGGCGCAAAATAATCCAATTCAACAAGAAGTCTATCCGTTGAGGCAAGACTTGATGTTGGTTTAATGGTAGCTGTGTCATATGAGGCATCTTTTTGTCCATTATCAAGAATAAATTGAGATGTGACTATTGTTCCATCGGTATTTGATGTTGGGAAGCTTGAAGATTTTTTTACGATGCTCTTTATTCTATAAACATCGGAAAATCCAAGATTGTATGGTCCTGTAGTAGTTGCAACATGATTTGCACAATTAATCTTAACATATCTACTAGGTCTTAATTCTTTTCTTGTTTGTACAGCAGTTTTTCTTACAACTCTGAAAGATACCGCTGCTGGTGTAGATGCTGGGAAAATCTCGCCTAAATTAACTTCTAATGTTTGAGTGCCTCCAATAACACTAACAGAACGAGTTGTTCCGCTTCCCATACCCAACGATGTTAGGTCGATGTAGCTACCAGCGCCATAATGTCTATACATTACACTACCAGGAGCAGGTGTAAGATACATGAAAGGTTCTGCTAGTTGCAATACAGTATCACTTGTAGGCGTAGTCAAAACAGTATATGTGTTAGAGTGACCTACTCCTGTAAACTGAATCTTTTCACCAGCTGTTAAGCGTCTAAAGTTTGTACCAGATCCTGTGATAACATTTGATGTTAGTGTGCCGACAGGATTACCTATCTCTGAATTTGATGAGAAAGTTCCCATTGCAACGTTAACAGAGGTGGCTTCAAGACTTAAGAAAATTTCTCTCTTTTGTGATGTGGATAGTGTTCCTGTATAAGGAATATCGGAACCAGATAGAGATGCTGTAAATGTGCCATAACCACCACCACCAGTATTTGTGATATCTACTGCTATTGTTGTGGTGTAGCTGTAAGTCATTTCGTCCGCATCACCATTTCTTCCATCTTTTACTTTTCTGGTAAAGTTAGAGCCTGTATAATACAAGAGAGGTGCGTTGAATGGTTCTCTTAAGAGTGTAGTATTTGTTGTGGTATCTGGAACAATATCGGCACCAAAATCAGCAATATTGATATCAGTAGTATCAATATATAAACTCTTAACAGAAGAGAAGCTATTGCTTCCTAGCATACGAATATCCGATAGGTAGATATCTGCTCTGCCATCCGATGTTCCTAATATACCACTATTATATTCAATACTCATTACAGTGGCAGTACCAATAGTATTGCCTAAAGGTCCCTCAGTAAATCTTCCATTTGAAATTCTTCTATTGAATGTGTCAAGAAGACTTATAGATTTGCCTTCGTCAAGTTCAAGATGACCTACCATATTATTGGCTGTAACATAAGAACCCATGAAAGCGGATACAATTTGAGAGTTTACGTTAACATAATTTGTAGATTTAGGAGTGACTAGGTACTCTGGACGAATGATTCCAACTTCGTATCCCTTAACATAAGCTGTTCCAGGATTAACACGAACAGAAATTAAGTTTGCGTCTGGATTACTTGATGCTGGAACTAAACCACCATTTGTTCCTGTATCTGCGTTTTCTCTCAATTCAACATCTAGACCAGAAACGTAGTAATCTCCGGACTCATCAAACGTTCTCTTTGCCAGTTCATCTTTAAGGATACTGTATTGAGTTCTTTGATTATATGTTTGAATAACACCATCTTTAATGGTAAATAGAGTAGTGAAATTTGGAACACCTTCTGTATCATCAAATGCGCGAGATTCCAAAACTGCTGTTAGTTTTAGACGATCAGCGCCTGGTGCAGAATAGTTTGAAGATTCGAGAGCTGGGTCAAGTAGAGTGCTATCACTAGTATAATCAACAATATTTTCAATAATATTGAATCCAACTTTAGCTGTTGGATTATCACTATAACGATCTAAAATAACTTCTTGTTCTGGAAAATATACGAAATGTTCTTTTGAAAATATAACGCCTTCTGTAATACGGAAAGCTGATCCCTTACCAAGAGCATTTGTTCCTGAACCTAAAATAACTAGATTACCCACATTCGATACGAGAGTTTCGCCTTCAATGAATGTCTTTCTAAGTGTGCCACTTGTATTTGAGGCATCAGCGTAATCCACATAAAGTGTTTTTGTTGCCGTTGAATTTGCACTGAGTTCTGAACCATCAACAACAATATTAACATATGCTACAACATTAGAAGTAGCGCCACGAATACGTGCACCATCAAAATTGGCAAGTGAGACGTTGTTATTTGCATCGTTAACATCTCTAACTTTTACATAATCCAAAGGACCTTTTGAAGAATCGTTGTTTGCGAATAGTTGGAAATTGCCAGGAAGAACAATTGTACCTTCCTCAAAAATGTGTCTACCAAATCGAGTAATCTGCTTTTGCAGCATTGTCTGCATTTGGGTAAGTTCGCGCCCCTGTACGGCAAATCCAGGCTTATAGAGGATTCTGTAATACTCTTTCTTATCTTCATAATCATCATAATATGGAGTAACATTCAAATCTGTTGATAAGTTATATTGCTCTGTATTTGCGTAATCTGAACCTACAGTCATTTAGTCTTTTTCCTCTTCACTGGGATTAAAATGAAACCACGATCTTAAAGTCTTCCGTTTGATCTGTAGCTCTTTGAATTGGTGCAATATTATTTATGTACAATAAACTTCCTGTATATGGAGTAAACGCTCTTTCAACAGAGGTATTAGCCAAACGAGAAGCTTTTGATATGTCGCCTGTTAATCCATCGGTAGTTAAAGATCCG